GTCGTGAAATTGCCCACCAGATAGCTAAGCATCTTGACCAGGAAATAATGTACGCAGCAATCAGATCAGGAGATAAGAATGGCTTCTAGCAAAGGCGTAGCTGCTGTTACACATCCTCCATTTGATACGAGGATTAAGACTCTTGCGTTCCCGCTTGAGGGAAAAGGTCAGTTCGGCCCTCTTAAGAGAGGCTTTATGATCTGGGATAAGCCTATTCCTGGTTACACAACAAGAGCGCAGGTTAACTTCTTGTATAACCCAAGTTCTATTAACGCTTCGTATGGTTTCGACTCTGGTATCGCTGCTACTCTTGCTTTCCCTAATCCCGGTGACACAGCTAACCTTACGGTGCCTCTTTCACAGACGGTAACTTGGTCTGTGCTGTATGATAGAACCTATGAACTATGGGGGCAGTACAACACAGACGGTACTCCTAAGCAAAGCGTGTCGGGTAACCCATTTAATCCGGCAGTTTATGGTGTGCTAACAGATATCTATATGATGCAGCAGTTCACAGGCATGAAGGTGCAGTACACAACCCAGTCTGGTACATCAACACCAACTACTAGTACTTCATCTACATCAACGACTACAACAACTGGTGCTGCTACAAACGCTAACCCTAACAACTATCAAGGTATTCTTCAGCTTGTGCCGATGCATGTATATTTTGGCGATCAGACAAACTTGACATACTATGGATACATTACTAGCTGGGACGTGACGATTACTCACTGGACACAGTACATGGTTCCTATGAGATGCGTAGTAGATATCACAATGAATTTACTACCGCCACCGTACAACCAGACCAGCGCAAACATTGGGCCTACAGGTGTGAGTCCTGGTACTCACATTAACGGCGGGCCTACTGGTCATCTCACTGGTCCTCCCGGCTCTTTGCAAACTTCGAATGGAAATAAGAGCGGCAGATGATTTCGTCAACATCAAGATACGCGAACAGCAGCGTTGTTACGATAGAAAATGCTGCCGGAAATCACGTACAGGTTATAGTTCCTGGCGAGCAGGAGAGTTTCACATTCAGCTATGTCTATCATGTGGTAGCTGCTCAGGATAGAATTGATCTAGTAGCAGACGCTTACTACAATGACCCTCTTCAGTGGTGGAGAATTGGTGACGCTAATCCAGAAATTCTGGACTGGTCAGCTATGCCTGTAGGTACTCAGATAAGGGTGCCTAACGCATGACTCTACCTCTTGGCCCTGTTGTGTATTCCATCTGGATTAACGATCAGCTTGTCACAGACACCCCACTTGACGTAGAGCTACGTCAGGGATGGGGAATGCACGACATGTTTTTCCTGCGGATTGAGTATTACAGGCAGTATCTTCTTACGCATAGGCTACCTCTATGGCCTGACAATGCACCAATCAGAATTGTCTGGGGAATGCGCCCCTCAAACATTCAGACTTGGTATGGATATGTAAACCATCATACCGTTGATGCTAACGCTGACTCTGGCTCTCAGGCTATGCAGATTACCTATGTGTGCCTTGGTACGTCTAAGCCCATGAATACAGACAAGAGCCGTCAGTGGGGTGCTGTAACTCCAACGTACATCGCCAAGAAAATAGCCGGTGAGTACGGTTTCAGGTGTGTTCTTACTTCTACTAACTGGGTACTGTCATACGAAGTACAGGCAAATGAGAGCGACTTTTGCTTCCTTAACAGGATAGCTGACAAGGTTGGATATAGGTTCTGGGTTTCGGGGGGAACACTATATTTCATTGACCCGTCTGTTGTTCTGCAAAGCAGTAGCGTTCAAGCCATCCCGTCTTTCAAGATGGACAAGCTGTTCACTAAGCTGGATACAGTAAGACAGTTCCACATGAACGAGGGCGGAAATCTGCCCGGTGCTGCTATTGCTTACAGATCAATCTTTGGGTTGGATAAAAACTCTGGTAGTGTGTTTCAGGTGACAGCTAACACAAATAACTCACCTACTATCTCACAGTACAAGTCAGATCGGCCAGTAGACAATCTATCTGAAGCTCAGTACTTAGTAGCCGCCTGGGAGGGTATGAATCAGTGGTGGCAGAGTGCTACTGCTGAGCTATATGGTTCTACTATTATCTACCCCGGCAAGGTAGTCTATCTCAGCGGAAATCAGATGCCACCTAACACAGAAGGCTACTGGATTGTTGGTGCTGTAACACACGTACTTAAATCTTCCTGGTCAACAAGCTTTCAGTCTGACAGATTCTTCAGCAGAGTAGAGCTAATGAAGAATACAACGGGAATTTCCCCTATTCTAAAGAACGTAACATCTTTAAGTCCAGAGTTTATTGACTGCAAACTACAGCAGAATCAAACATGGATAGCAACACAAGCGACAGTTATATATGATGGAGTACAAGCATGAGCAAGACGCTTAACTCTGTGGGTATCAATAAGGCTACAATATGGTCAGGTGTGTACTCTGCGGTTGTTTACAACAACACAGACCCTCTAGGATTGGGCAGAGTACAGCTACAGATTCCTCAGATAATGGGTATGGCTATTTCAGCATGGGCTGAACCTGTAGGCATGGACACTAACGCAGTAGTTCCGGCTGTAGGAAGCTACGTGCTTGCCATGTTCATTGGCGGTTCCATTCATAAGCCTGTGTACATGCCCGAGTCTTGGACAGTACAGGAAACTCCCGACTGGATAAATGTAACTCTAGCTCCGTACTCTGCTGATAAGACAGGTGCTACTGACGCTGCTCCTGCAATTCAAGCGGCCCTTAATGCTATTAGTACTGGCGGAGTAATCTACATCCCGACAGGCTCTTACAAAATAGGAACTTCCCTTAACGTTGCTAACAACAACACAACCATTATTGGTGATGGTTGGGGTACTCAGCTACGGTTCGATGGTACGTCTGTTAGCCCATGCATCGGTCAGGCTGACACAACAAACAGATACGTTGTCCTTCAAGACTTGCGTATCACGCAGACTAGCGGTACATCAGCAGGTACAGCAGTAGAAGCAACCTACTGGCACGACAGTAAGATTTCCCGCTTGCTGATTGACGGTTCTACTAATAACCCTAACATCGGTATCAGTATGAATGCCGCTACTACATACTATAACGTTGTTGAGGATTGCAGAATCAACTGTGACGGCACTAACGGTATGTGTATCCGTATAGATAACGTAGCCAACTCTAATGTCATCAGGAATTGCAGGCTACTTCCCTCTGGTTCTGACACGTCACAAATTGGCATCTATGTTAATGCCAACACAACGTTGCTAGACAGAGTAGACGTTGAACACGCTGCCGGTACTGGTATTTCTCTAGGTGCTTCTGCTCACGCTACGGTGATTTTGGCACCTTACTTAGAGTCCAACGGCTATAATGTTGTGTATGCATCTGGTGTTTCTAACCCATTTATTCTCGGCGGTTCTCTTCTTACTCCTGTTACGGCTAACATTCAGGACAACGGAGCTATTGCACCTTGCACGCTTGTAGCTAGGTCTGGAACAGCAACACCATTCACTAAGGCGATCTTCCAGCAACCATCTTCTCTTGGGCAGATTGTTCGTGTAATCAACAGAACAGCATCACCAACAGATTCGGCGCTGAGAGTTGAGACACTTAATGCTGGTGAACATGCTATTGGCGTACAGCAAACAGGTGACACAAGTAACCGTCTGCGAATAGATTCAGACGGTACTATGTCATGGGGAACCGGAAGCGGAACTTTTGATGTTGTAATGAACAGGCAGGCCGCAAATATTTTGCAGCTTACTTCTGCCGATCTAGACATTGCTACAACAGGAAATGGTCTTAGAGTAGCTGAGGGTACTAATGCCAGGATGGGTCACAACAACTTAGTAGCTGGTACTGTGACAACAACCAACACGTCTGTAACAGCTAACACCAGGATTTTCTACTCGGTGCAGACTCCTGGTGGTACTCAGGGATTCATCTCTGTAACCAGAGTACCCGGTACATCTATTACCTTTACGTCAACGTCTAACACAGAAACATCAACAGTCGCTTGGCTACTAGTGGAACCAGGATAAAATGGCAACTAACTTTGCGATTCCTTTCGCGCTAACAACACAGGGTACTGTAGCTACAGTGACAGACCCTAATCAGATAGCTCTGCAAAGAGTACGAGCGCTTATCTCTACGAATCCTGGGGCTAGAGTGATGGTCCCTGATTACGGAGTAGGTCTTACGGCTTATCTATTCGCCCCTGATCTAGCTGCTACCAATGCTAAACTAACAAACGAGATTAATCAGGCTTTCCAGAGATGGGAACCGTCCATCAATCTTCTGTCAGTAAAACCGGTAACCAACGATGTATCAACAGGTATTGATGACGTGACTGTGGAATTCACAACCTCTAACGACCCAGCATTTAATCCTACACTGACAGCAACAGTCCTTGTAGGAGGAACAGTGGTAAATAACTAATGACAACTCCAACTTACTCAGCCCTTCAAGCTCCTACGGCTGTAGACTACACATCTAAAGACTGGCAGGCATTCGTTACATCAATGCTGAATTATGCCGCTGTGATCATGCCCGAGTGGGACACATCTTCAGAGGGCGATTTCGGCGTGATGCTAGTTGAGCTATTCGCCTACATGGGAGACATTCTATCCTTCTACGGTGACAGGCTAACTCAGGAAGCGTATCTAC